CGCTGACCAGCAGTAGGTGAAGAAGGCAGCGTTATGGTCTGACCTGCTGCGCTCACGTAGACATGAGTATTCACTGTGGCTGTCAACGATGAGGCTGTGGCTACTGTGGTAATACCTGCGGCTATAGTAGAGGCTAGAGCAGATGTACCTACAGCACCATCAGCTATTTGCGCGGAGCCAATGCTGTCATCAGCAATTACACCTGCTTTTACTTTTGTTAAAGCCATCAGGTCACCTCTGGTCTTGTATCTGGAAAGCCGTTGATGTATTCACCAGCTTCGTTTGTAGCAGGCCATTGCCTGAGTGCCTCGCGGTACACTAGGATAGCTGCTGCGTTCGGATAGTCTGATACTGTGGCGGCTATGTCTGTGCGTAGGAGTTCAGCGTCACGCCAGAAGATAGCTGCTGATGTTGGTGATACCAAGTCAGCTTGAATTAGTAAAGCCATTATTTAATCCTCACGTAGTTTTGTCTGCCACTAGCTCTTGCACTAGCTGAAGGGTTAATAATCACGCCAATTTGGTTTGCATATTTATATACCTTATCAGTCGCCAGGCCAACCGTACACAGAGCAGTACCATCCCATGCAAGCCCCTGAGTACTGGTGTCTTGAGGGCTGACAGCAAAACTTTCATTTTGATAAACGCCTGAAGTATTATATTTATGAGCTTTACCAGAAGCAGTACCGACTACCCAAAGATACGTCCCGTCAAAGGTAATCCCTTTTGGATTGGTTTCTTGAGCAGCAACAGAATAACTTACTCCTTGGTCTACACCAGCAGCGTTAAATTTGCGTATAGTGTCTGTGACATTGCCTACCACGTAAAAGAACGTGCCATCCCATGCTAACCCTTCTCCGTCCATAGTAGTTACAGCGTTATACTCCCAAAATACATTCTGATAAACGCCACTAGCATTATATTTACTAACCCGTTTGTACGGAGAGGCTGCATTATTAATCACCCAGAAAAAGCTACCATCCCAGACAATGTCCGTGGGGCTAGTGCCTTGAGCGGTTACATCAAAAAGCACGTTCTGATAAACTCCAGCAGCATTGTACTTATACACTCTCTGAGGGGACGTTGGCCCTATAACCCAAAAGTGTGTTCCGTCCCACGTAATCCCTGTAGGGCTTGTGCGCTGACTAGCAACAGAAAAACTTGTCCCACTGTACGCAAAACCTGCTGTAGCGTCAGGATACGTAGATAAGTCTGTGGAAGACACGCCACCCTTGAGATACACGCGGCCATCATCTAGAGTAATCAGATTCTCTGCTGAGTTGATATCTACTGTCTCATTTACTTGTGAGGCACTACCGCCTCCACCTAATGTAATAGCCATTTATAGCTCCTTCCATCCAATAGTCGCATCAACAAATACCAAGGTCGCACCAGCGTCTGCCGCCAATGAACCATCGTCTGTTGTGCTATTAATCTTAGAGCCATTACGACCCACTGTGACTGTGCCTGTGCCAGCGTTCTTTATGAAGACTACGTTGCCAGCCGCAGGTGACGCAGGCAGAGTAATTGTCACTGTGCTGCTTGAGTTGACTATGAGCTGGTCGCGTGTAACTGCTGTGTACGCAGATGTCTTGATAGCAAAGTCATTGAATGCGCCACCTACACCTGCGCCTAGCTTGGCAGAAGTAATTGCTCCGTCAGTTATCTTAGCCGTAGTAACATTAGCGTCAGCTATCTTTGCTGTTGTAACTGCGCTGTTGACGATCTTGACTGTTGACACAGTGTTATCATCTGGTGTGCTTACAGACACCACAACAGCGTGTGCTGCCATAACTTCTACAGCTACGCCATTAGGAGGTGCTGTGCTGAAGGTAAGCGTAGTGCCTGAGACAGAGTAGTTGGCTTTGCTTTGGTACACACCATCCCAATAAACATTGGTATTATTTTCTGGTGTGGCTTCAGATAAACTAAATGCTGTGGCTGAACCGTTACCAGTGAACTGACTTAGTTTAAACTCAGTGCTTGCGATTACTGGCGCTACCGTAGCCGCTGTGATTTCAATACTAGCACCGCTTTCAGGCGCACCGGAAAACGTTAGTACGTTGTCAACAATCGCATAGCTGGTTTTGTTTTGGTACACACCATCTATGTATACAAGAGTATTGTCTTCACTCGGCGAGGTTGATAACGTATACGCGACTACTGAGCCGTTACCTGTAAAAGCGTTTAGGTTGAAATCAGCTGCATCGCCTACAGGCTTCCACGTATTCGTATAGCTTTCTAGTTTACTCGTCGTAGAGTTGTACCGAAGCATTCCAGCTGAAGCAGATGCTTCACGCTGCGCTGTTGTTCCAACTGGCAGCTTGAGTGAGCCAGTACCATTCAAAACCAAAGCCCCTGTGAGAGTGCCACCGGCTTTTGGTAAAGCGTTGGCCGCTAAAGTGCCTTGGGCTGCCGTCGCGTAATCTGAAGAATCAAATGCTTTTACTTCTGCGAGATTAGTAACTTCGCTGTCCATCAAAGCGCCAGCGGCTCCTACATTGGTAGCATCAGTTACATCGGCACTAGTTTCAATGTTATTTAGCTTGGTGTGATCAGCGTTCGTAAAGTTATTCTGCGACAGCTCACCGTCTTGGATACTGTATGTCGTGTTTGTATCAGTAGAACTTATAGTACCGTCAGCGGCGATAGCTACATTGGAGCCGGCAGTTAGCGCAGCGACAACATTCCCCGCGTCTGTGACATCCGCACTAGCTTCAATACCATCTAACTTTGAATGGTCAGCGTTCGTGAAATCATTGCTCGAAGTCGCGGCGTTGAGCGCAGCAGCTGTCAGTCTTAGCTCAGCCTTGTCACTCGACGAAAACGTTTGCGCCGTCGTGCTGTCTTGCGCACGGACAATGGTGAGAGTATTACTACTGCGTGCTGTACATTTAACGATTTCTCGTTTTGTATTACCTACATCTTCCAACGTGACATAGAAGTAATCACCCGAAGACACAGCTGGAAATACCGCCCCATCCGCAACTGTTATTGAAGTTGCGGATGAGCTGACGCTAGACGCTAATGTAGTTGCCGCATTATTACTAAATAGAACTGCCATTTATATCCCCTGACTACCTACTTACGATGCGGTTATAATCCAACTAATTGTCATTGAATCCGAGGCTTGCTTATTTATGACCGAGAAAACCGTTCTGCAAAGCATAGTTCCGCCTGACGAACCGTTTAACGTGCCAGCTTCAGTCAATGCACCTGTAGCGGTGCCTGCGGGGAAAGTGGCTACATAAGTAATTCCAGCTCCCGACACTGTGGTAGATGCTAATGCTACGCGGCCAGACTCTGTACCGAGCGTAGTATCTCCAGCAGCCGCAGCTGTAGAGCCAGTGCCGACAGCCATGTGGCTCATCGCACCCGCACTTGTATCCTTCATACGACTTGCTACATACCCTTTACCAGCGGTAACAACAAGGTTAGGAATTTCTTGGACAACCTCACCATTTAGCGCAACAGTAACGTGGCCTGTGAGTTTAATTAATGAATTTATCATGAGATGTTCCTGTTATCTGTTAAGGGTAAATGTGTTTAGGGTTGAAGCATTTAGTACCGCGTTGTTACCTATTATCAATGAGTAGCTAAAGCTATCGGATAAGCTAACAATATTTGTCTTGTCCTCTGTAATAATCCTCCCGCCGGCAAATAAGTCGTCTAAGGAGAAAGCGTCAGAGAAGGCCCGAACATAATTAGTGGTTGAAGTTAAAGTATCTAGGACGCTGACTGATTCAGTCGGCGCCGTTTCTACTGCAAATATCTGTGTCTCTGACAAAGTTACTGCGTCAGATTTATTTGCCTGAAATTCTAGTACTGCTACCTCAGAAAAATTAATAGCTTCTGCAAAAACTTTATTAACGGCTAAGACAGTAACGTCCGCTACGCTAACCGAATCGGTATGCGCTCTGTTTATTATGAGCGCCACGCTTACTACTTCACTTAGAGTAAGCGTATCGGCTACATTCTTTTGTAGCTCAAATATTTGCGCTTCACTAAGACCAAAACTGTCTAAGAAAACTTTCGAAACTGACACTACCGTAGCTTCTGAAAATGCAAAAGCGTGGGTAAAGTATTGATTAATAGGGTACGCGTCTAAAAGTATTTCTGTCGCTTGTATGGACGCGAAACTGACTGTGCCCGACGCAATACTATGTGCCGCCTCGGCAGATAGTTTTACGAAGGTGATGTCTGCACTAGCTGCCATTAATCAAAATCACTTCTTACTTTAAGCTTAATCAACTCGTTTACTGTTTGAATACCACCGTTAGCAAACGTTATACCGATCTCACCCTCAAAGGTGCCAGCGGCATTCAATGTGCCGGTAGGAAAGTTAGTAGTACATTTCCCAGCGGTGGGTTCCGTCACGGTACAAGTGAGCGTGCTTTTGAGGACGGTTGAACCTAGTTCACGTATCCGTAGCTTTACGGACGCACCAGTTATTACAATCGGCGCCCAGGTACTACTATCATTAGGGTTTAAGGTTTTATTTGCCGCAGCAGCGTTACTATCTTTCAATGTGAAAGTCAGTTCCGGGAGCGTGTCACCTACCACGAGATTTAGTGTCTGACTGTATGCCATCTTATTTACCTATAGAGTACTTCATTATATTAGTCAAGCTAATAATTTACAACGGTTTAATAGCACCAAAGTACTGGAGTTGTGTCCCGCATATCGACGTGTACAAAGCCCTTTGCTACACCAACGCCTTTGAAACCTAGCTCTAAAGCTTTCTCTACCAGAAGGAGGCGTTCGACTCCTCCTTGTACTGCTATATCAGCGGCAATACCCCGCGCATGAGTGCCAGTGCCAGGTTTTGCCTTACGCTTTTCTACGCTGTGCTCTTTTGATCGAAAGCCGCTTGTTATATAGAACGGTATCCCACAAGCCTCGCGTAAATCGTCTAGACGATGCACAAAGTCATGAGAGATATTATTCTCCCCTGTCTCGCTACACGCGAAGTCTTCTAGCTTAAAATACTTAAACATTCTCAGTCCTCAAATAGGTACATTATTGCCCCTAAAGCAGCTACCCAGATCGTGCCAAGTATCCCCGTACCTAACTTAGCCGCAAAAGTGTTCTTACCGACTAACTCCATAATGTCTTCTAGCTTTTTTTCGGTCTCATCTAGTCGATATTCATGGCGCTTCAGCCGCCCATTCTGGCCATTGATCTGCTCTTCGACGCGCGCTACATTTGCCATGACCTCTGTCAGCCGGTCTATCTTGGTTTCAAGGCGGTCAAAGCGTTTCCCTACTTCCGTATTGAAGTCAGTCATTTATTCCGGCTCACCTTCTGAATTTTTTCTACGGTACGCATACCGCCGAGACCAAGCATGCCTAAGAGCACGGGCATCATTTCAGACATCTGAAGTAGGGGGATGGTTATCTCACTACCAGCAATAGCTAAAGCAAAGTTGCTCATCGGAATCAGGATGTAATTTGAGGCCATGCCTATTACAGTCACCCACCCGACAGCCGGGCGCCAGCCAGCTACGAACATAGACTTAGAAGCGGCTTCAACCTTGTTGACCTCTAATTGCCCCTTGGCTACTTCTTGAGCATGACGCTCTGCCATTGTGCTAATTTCGTGACTTAGCTTGGCCTTGACGTCTTTGTCTAAAATAAACTTATCCAACAGGTTTGATACTGGACCGATTAGTGCTTGTAACATTTTATTTTCCTCGTGCCATGTAAGCGGTTGCGCCAAAGTAAAGCCCCACCACAGAAGCCTGTGATAAGAACAACATGTCTGACAGAGAAGCTAACGTCGCTAACCTGTCTTCAGGGATAAAGGGAAGGATAGGTAGTAGCGCGTAGACACACATACTTATCATTGCTACCCATGCCATCCTTCGCTGAGAATCTGCTTTCTCTTCTCTCAGTTGTAACTCCACCATTTCCTGGTGCATTTGGATTTCCTCATCCGTCACGGTGCCATCTTGATCTAAGTCAAATTCTGAGTACTTAGACCCTGGCTCTAGTTTTAAGGGGCTCACAGTACAGTTCTCGCTACGGCCCCAATACCTAATAGAATACCTGCCTGATCCTGTGGAGAATTCATTCGACCGTATGCGCCATCAATTGGACCGATTTGTAACATCTTATCGGCAAGCTCCGCCGTAGGGCCAAGGAGCGTTGCTAAAGCTGAACCGCCCCAGTCACCTGATCGCTGCGCCATAGTCAACATACCTATCGGACCGTCAAGCCCCGCTCTGCTAAACAGTTCCACAAAATAAGTGCCGTAGTCCATCTTGTCGGATCGGAGGTATTTCAAGCTGCCGTCAATTCCTGGAAGGGCATACGACAACCCGACTTTTGCGTATTCTCTAAGCTCAAGGCCAAGGGCCGCTAAAGGCATAAACGCAGCCATAGTCAGAATAAGTAACGGGCCCATAGAGGCAGCTATTGAGTTACCTTCTTTATACCGCTCTCTCCCTTCTCGCAAAACGCCTTCTAGGATTACTTTGTTGAACGCATATATAAAAGACTTTAGCTGCCAGACTAAAGCAAAGCGTGGATCAGACGCCCATATAGGCCGCTCCCCAGCATTCGGTCTCAGTACAGAGCTTTCTACAAATCTGCTAAGCGCCGCTTTTACTGCTTGGCCTTCTTCACTATCGAATGACTCACCACTATCGTTCCATGCGCGCACCTGCTCCGCTGTAACGCCTAATTGAGCTAAGTATCGATCTGATCGCTCATTAGGATAATAAGCGTGCTCGATTAGAAATTGTTTACCCATACCCGCAGAGAACTCGCGAGATAGAGTTGTCAACGCCTGTAGTCCCGTGTATTTGAAGAATTTATCGGTAGCATTCCGAGCCGTAGGGTCTAACATGTCGCTATCAGCCTGAGACATCCACGCGGTCGCGGCTGCTTCAGGCATAACAACCCCAATATCATTCGCTAAGCGTTTCGCCACTTCCCTGTTTTGAATCTGATTGACGATTTCTTTAAAGAACATACCTATGCCTTTGAACTCTTTTGTCTGAACAATAGAGCCCGCAAAATCTGGTATAGAGGCAAGCGTGGCAAACGGTAATAGGGTCACCAAGTTCATTGTCGCGAGATAGCTAGTGGTCTTGCGCCAGAATGGAGATAAGTGCGTCACGTTGCCGAGGTATGCATTAATAACAGACTCAGCTGTTGCCTTTTCCTCTTTATTAAGAGTCGCAAGAAGAGGTTGCAGCTTATCCTTACCGTTCGCATCTTTTGTAGCTTTGTTCCATTCAACGCGTTTTGTAATATTGTCGATGTACTTCATTAGCGCCACTTCAGGGTCCATCAAAAACATAGTATCTCTAAGCACAGAGCGTTCTACATTTTTAGTCAGGTCGAGCGTGGCTTCTACCACAGCTCCAGGATCAAGTGCATCGGTGCTTTCTGGTTTACCCCCCTCGTCAATATTGCCCTGATACTTAATTAATTTATTAACAGTCTGCCTCAACACCTGCATATCAGTCTTTACACCGGCGCGCTTATTACCATCAACGACCAGCTGTATAAATGCCTCTGGGTCAGCTGTTATTTCCGCTAGCTCGAGTAGTACAGGGAAGTAATCATTTCGGAAACCAATATCAGAGTTCGAGGGGGCAACATACTCTTCGTGCATCCGCTGAAGGTACTTCCGTATTGCTACGGCTTTCGGGTTTTTAAGTTCACTGGTAGGTGTACTGCCCTGCGCTTCCTCCAACGCATTCTGTACATCGTCAGTAGTCCAATCTGCGCCTATCGCATCAAATAACCCAGCACGCCACTCATCGCGAGCTAGCTGTCTAGCCTGAGTAAACCCTAGTCCGGCGGTCGTGTTAGATCTGACATAAAACAGGTCCGCGATTTCGTCGCCTGCAACCATACGAAGCATGCCATCTGCGGTACGGACCAACCCAAGTATTTGTGTAGCCCACGGGTTCTTGGCTAGGAAAGCACTTTGCATTTCCGACAGCTTCTGCCGGAACGCCGTCTCACGGGCGGCTGCACCAGTCTGAATATTTATCTCGGCCTTAATCGCCTGGACAAGAGCCTTTTGTTCCCAGGAAGCCTCTGCGGGTTCTGGGATGCTACCCTCTGCGGGGTCTGGAATACTAGCCTCAACAGCATCTTCTGTTACAGTGCTTTCCTCTTCGCGGACATTCGCCGGTTCTGCATCTATTCGAGCCGCGCCTATTCCCGACGCCCACGCAACTATCTCGCCGTTGTCGTTATACACTGGGGCCGTATAGCTTTCGCGGTTAGCGGCTCGCGCTGCGGTCACGTCGTCCATATACTTTTTAAAGCTAGGTTTCACTTTATCAGTGCGGCGGAATATCTGACTGGGGTGCGTTGACATCGCTGCCCACAGCTTTTTGAACTTCTCAGCGATTCGCTTAAAGTGGCTGTCAATCGCATTCTTCGCGCTGCGATCGTCAGCTTGCATATCCTGCTTGATCCACGCGGCTACTTGGTCTGCGTACCACTCTTCGAACCCTTCCTCTTCCCACTGTCTTATAGGTTTGCCATCATCTCGGGCTTTCTTTCGGTCTCTAATAAAAGCAGCAGTCAACCGCTTCATTAGGGGCTCGTTTTTTAACGTACCGTTTATCTCTTCTCGAAACAAGGCGTGCCCCATTTCGTGAGCCGCAGTCATAGCAATGGCGGCTTCGTTAGTATTATTAACATCGTTAAGTATAATTACGGATGCGCCTTGGAAACCAAGGGAGACCCCTTTTCGAGTTAGTGCTTTACTACGCAGGTCCATAATCCAGTCGGTCATTGTTTCCGCAACTGGAGACGAGTTAGTTAGGGGCGCGATAGTTTCATAGGTGACACGCCTTAAAAAGGTGTGACCTAGTAAAGTGGCATCCGCCACATCAGAAACATATTTATCCATCGCCGGTTTGAGTAAACCGTCTGTCTGAAGACCTCTAACAAAGCTAGCCACTGCGTTCAGGTCCGAAAGATCCAAAGGCTTAATTTTTGAATCACCCATTAAGGTTCTTAGCGCAATCTTACCTTTCGCACTTGCCTTGTTGTTTATGTACCCAGCAATGATTTCACGGGTTTTAGTATCTATGCCTTTTAAACTTAGTATGGCGGTAGGGGTCTTTAATTTTATGGCGCGAGAGATCCGCTTAACCAATGAAGTGACTAACGTATTCACTTCACCGAAGGGGAACGTAACCCCCGATGGGATATCTAAGGGGGGCTTATCTGACGGAGTTGGACCTGTACTCGGAGAGCTACCTATTGGACGGTTTTGCCTACTATCTATATTACGCTCGCCCTCTTCAATATTACCTCTAGTAAGTGGTATCCCATCATCTGTCCGAGCATTGTTTTCCGCCATATCGTAAGGCTCAACTGTTTCGGTTTCTTCATCAAGAAGCGTCTCCACGATATTTGCGCCACGCGATCCTGGCACATAGGGCTTTAGCAAATAACCTAAACTAACTTTCTTACCCGCGTCATTGAAACCGACGGTTATATTAGCTATTTTTGGATCTAATTTAATTCTGGGGTTAGCCAAGTTCTCCATAATTACAGATAGCGGTACGCCTTGAATATCAACCTCATACCCGCGCATCTGAAGTTCACCCAGTATAGCTAGTAAGCCTTCGCGAGTTGATTGGGTTGCCCCTGCCCCCGTAAAAGAACCCTCTAAAGATTCCACAATACGTCGACCCGCGTTCATCAGATCTACAGGGTTGACGCTAATAGCTGCATCGGCGCCTGGAGCTGTAATATTTATAGTGCGAAACTTTTGGATACTACTAGCAGCTTTACTAATTGATCTGCGTAAAAACTCTGACATCGAGACTTCGTCTTCAATACCTTTTTTATCGCGGATTCTTATTTTCTGTGTATCAGGAGTAGTCTCTATGTCAATACGATAAGAGCCATCGCTGTTGATCGCGACCTGTACTACTTCATCTGGGTTGGCTTTTTGTAACGACACAGCAGTGTTAAGCATGCTTTTAGACATGCGTTTGTAGAAATTAGTAGTGAAATCGACAGCGAACCCGAGCATATCCGCGTAAGCTGCCCTCGCCGCTTCTATACCATCGAAGCTATTGTCGCCCTCTACCGCTTGGTAAGTTTCAGTGGTCTTACCGCCTTGGGTAAATGAATGTGTACGAACTTCCGGCTCGAATTCTTGATCAGCGTCTCTTTCGTTTGGAGTCTGGTCTTGTTCAAGGGGATCGACGTCGTCGTCCATAAATTTAACATCAGGTTCTGCTCGGCGCGCGCGGTCAGCAAGGGCATCTTCGACTGGCATAAACTCGATGCGCCCACCTTTAGGCATTAGCTTTTCGGCGGCAGCACGCGCTGCGATAATCTCGTCACCATCGCGGCTGACCACCTGCTCTGAGATAATGCCCCCCTCCGCGTCGTAAACCCTGAAGACATCACTCTCAGTGCCCGTCTTAACCGAACTGTAGCCTAACGCTGCAGCAAGAACCGCATCAGACGCTTCTCCCTTAATCACGTTTTCGACAATGTCGACATCAGTGGAAATTATGGTGCCTCGACCAGGAACAAAAGCGGAGTACGCACGAGACCCGTTTATAATAACTTTTTTGATACGGCCACTACCGCTGGCATACCGAGGGTCCGGCGTAGTGCCACTTATCCATACGGCTTCTTTAGAACTACTGGGGTCGATCATCGCGTTGACTTGAGCGTCTATGTCGCGCTTAGACTCCTGAGTAGTCTGCCCTGGAGCAATCCTAGATATCTCACTACTCGCTTGCGAACGGGTCATGAACTCTTTGATAGAGTCTGACATCTCTGCCGCTTTTTCAGTTACGGCGGCGACGGTACTAACGACGCCACCAGGTATTTCATTAGCAGCTTGCACGAGTCCCGAGCCTCCGCCACCCGCTGCTGCGCCACCAAAGAATCCAATAAAGCCTGCTTGGATACGACGGAGATTAGCGTCAGCGTCGGTGAATGTGGCATCCATATCCATACGGTTACGGATCGCGAGTTCTTCTTGAGCTAGTTCTGCGGCTCCCTCTAACACGCCGCCTTTTACAAAACCCGTGCCGGTCGCAGCCGCTAGCCTGCCCATAACAGACTTAGGGCCAGCTGATTTCTTGCTAGCCTGTCTGCTTATCAGGCTTAATAGTCCAGCCTCGCCAAAGACCCCGATCGCTGCTTGCGGTAAAGCTACTAATCCTGCTCTCATCGCTTGCGTTCTATCTAACTCACGCCCTGACTCAAGTGCTTCACTAACATTAGATCCCGTTAATGGTGCATATTCGGATAGCCCTGCGCCAAGTAGGGCGCCCTGCTTAGCAGTTTTGTTACGTAGGTAGCGGTTTCTAGTAAGTACATGCGCTTCTTTTGTAGCTTCAAAAGCTGCCTGCGCAATAGCACGTTGATCGGGGGTAGCGGTCTTTTTTGCAGTAGCATTTAAAGAGTCTTTGATGATGCTCTTGGCGGCTTGGCGGGTCGACTGCGTAAGAACCTGCTTCCCTGCCAACATCGTCACGCTGCCAATACCAGCACCTGTGATCGCGCTAATTACGCTAGGGACTAGCTGCCCTACGCCCACTGTAATTTGGTCAAGCACGCCTTCGAACGTCGGTTCATCAAGAACCTCACTAAATTTTTTCATCCCTGCTAATGGGATACCCGCGAATTCTTCTTGGATACGCGCATTTTCAATAGAGTCAGCTACGCCCTGCTCATCGCCAAAAAGCGCGCTCCACGCGGCGCCCATATAATTTAAGTCAGCCGCTACTCCTTCAGCGCCCGAGGTAACGCCACGGCGAAAGGTTGTTACTAGATCATCACTCGGTAGTGGGTCAAGTGGAGTAGTAATAACAGAACCTACGTTGGCCCCCGTAATAGGTCCGTCGAACCCAGTGTTATATGCTTGCGCCATTACAGCATCGTTCGGAGAGCTGGTATTGTAGGCGGCGTTCATAACCGCCGTTGCTGAGTCTACCGGAGCTTGCATTGGTGCTGGCGCTGGCGCTGGTTTAGCAGCAGGAGCTACGAGTCTTTTTGTAAAAAATTGCGCTACTGCATCATCTTGTGCGCCTGCGGGTGTTGGGTTAGATTGTGTGACGCCTGTGATTCTCGATGAGAAAAACTGTTCCACTGCATCGTTTGTAGATCCGTTAGTTGGGGTGTAAGCCGCAAAACCGATATTGTAATAGTCTTGGCCTGACGTTCCATTTGCATCAGTTCCCGACAAATCGTTCGAAGCGCCACCCGCTCCCAATAGATGGGACGCCGCTAATAGCCCCATAATCTTGTCGTCTGATGTAGACGCGTCGACCGTACCCCTTTGCTTTAAAGACTTGAGATTAAAATCTACATTCTCTTGGAAGGCGGCATCTTGCACATCAGTGTTTTGTAAGAAATCTTGAAGACTAGAAACGCCGCTTTTTCCAGTCCAATTTGCGGGGTTATTCATAGCAGATTTGTTACCCGCACTAGAACTCCCAGACTTTAAATAACCTAGTGTTTCTAGTGCCGATGCACCAAACTGATATCCGCCAACATACCCCAACTGGTTGATAGCCGAATAGTCGCCCGATGACTCTTTATCGAGCATCGGGGCTTGTAAATTTGCTGCGTAACCCTGTAACACATAGCTTCCTTCTAGTTAACTATATTATTTGTTATATTCAGCGGCTGTACCATTCTTTTGCGCAGCTGTTATGAGGAGTCTAGCTATTACTTTAGAATCTTCTTGTAGATCTTCCACCTTGAGTGCCTCGCTTCTGACGCCTTCTTGGTCTACATATACAATCGATGTGGGTTTACCATTTTTAGTCTTGCCAACTCGAACGTTGTTGAGATCGAAATCTATAGTTCCGTCAGCATCTTTTCGGAAGAAATCTTTGTAAGTTTCGCCATCGAATAAACCACCTGGATCTGCGTTAGCCTTAGATTGGAGGTACAGACTTAGCATGGGATTAATAATATCCATACCCGCTGCAGCGGAGACACCGCCTTGCGCATTCTTTAGTTTAGGTATAAAACCCGAAATCAAACGAGAGATTATGACTGCGTCATCTTCGTCGCCCGAGAATGGTGTGTCTGTCCAGGTGGCATCAGCTAGTGTCGTAGATTCCTTGTCTATCATGCCGAGCTCTTGATACATCTTGAGAAGGACAGGATCGCCGGATTCTATCATCGGCCCCACAGCGGCCATGTCGTATTGTTGACGTTTTAGCTGTAAGTCTTGCAACTTGGTTCGGGCGTTCCGGGTCGCGGCTTGGCCCTGTGCTTCAGCGGACCTAATCTGCGCGGCTTGTAACGTGCCTACCTCTTGATCACCATTGTTAAGTAAATTACTAATTCCTTGGGCAACGCCTGCTTTTACAGCGGTGTCGCCTTCCGCAGTAGCGCCCATGACCCAAGCGAGCATTTGGCCTTCTTGGGCATTAATCTCTCCGGCCTCTATCGCCTTTGCAAGCGCAGCCTCATTATCAATGCCGCGATCTTTTAAGAACTTATCCATCGTGGCGATCTGCTTTTCAGAAGGTGTTTCTGTTTGCTCTAAGATCGCTTTTTGTACATTCTCTGCAGTTAGCGTGAAAGACGGTGGAGAGATCACTGGGTCAGGTGTGGTAGAAGCTGGTCCACCAACGTCCGTGCCCTTTGGCGTGCGTCCGCCAGTAGATTGGGCAGACGCTGGTTGGCCATTTAGCATAACGTCAACACGACCTTGTGTAATATCTTTACGACCGGCTGCAATCTCTTCGTCATTAGCTTCATTCGCCGCGAAGTAGTTAGGCGAATCAGCAGGCATATCTGTAATCTCAGACAGCCCTAACTTTCGACCTATAAAACTTGTTTTAAACGCATCCCAAACCTGACCCGCTGCTTTGAACGGAGCTGACACTGTATCTTCTGTGCCCGCTGCTATCACGCCCGCCGTTTTGTCCCATAATTGGCCTAGGGACTGGCCATCACTTAGTCGTTCGCTTACCGTGGCCTTCTCTTCTGGAGTAAGACCATTCCACTTCTCGCGCGTCACGCCGTTATCAACGAGACGCTCTGCTAGTGAACCAGCTGGATAGCCACCTCCCTCTTCGACCTCTTTAAGGAACAGCTCGTCTGATCGCGCCTGTCCTTTTGCGACTAGTGCATCTGCATCACCGCCCAGAGACTTAAAAACGTCTAACAGCGCTTTCATTGCACCTGGCGCTTCGATATCAATACTATTAATCTGGAGGCCAAACTGAGATAGCTGGGCCTGATCATCTATCTTGGTAACGGCTAGATCGAGCGCCTGTTGCTTAGCCATATTAGCGGTGATGGCTGCGGCAGATGCTAAGACCGAGCCCGTAGACTCAAGACCACCATCATTCACCGCTGCCTGATACCGCGAGTTCAATACGCCAGACATGGTGGTAGGATCAATTTTCGTTGCGTTTCCCATCGGGTCTGCGTTGCGCCCTTCTGTCATCACGACTATTTCACCTGTGTCGCTGCGCTTTACCATTGGGGTATAAGAACCGTCCTCATTTTTTATTACATCTACTATATTCGCTCCGACACTCTGCCCTTTTTCATTAGTAAAGTTTCTGTACTGTTCCATAGCCGAATCATTGAGCATACTGATCGCAAATTGTTTTGCTTGAGGGTCCTCTAATAAGGCTAAACCATCTGTCTTGTTCCACTCTTTTCCCATAGAACCAAAGTGCGCATTAATGCCCCCAACAAGGGTACGTGCGTCATCTTTTCTTCTAATTAAAGTCTGCTGTTCGTTGGCATTATCCTGCTGTTCGCGGCTAATCTTCAGACCTTGTCGCTGCCGGTTTTTGGTGTACTGGTCAGCGAAAACCTGTTGACCAGTTTGCAATGCGGCTAATGAGCCTTCAAGAATAGACATATTTAGTTACCTTAAAATGCGAACGCAAAGATGGCGGCAGAAGCTAGGCCGCCTATCGTGCTATATGTTTGGGCTTTAGATGCGGCTTTGGCCGAATCATAAGCATTTTTGCGCTGGGTAGCGTTCTGTGCCGCGCCTTGCATCTGGCTAAGTGACGACCGATTTACGCCTTGCCCAATATTTATTAAGTCACCAATCGCTGCTTGGTTTGAGTCTTTTTGGGCTATTCGGGCGTCGTTAACAGATTGTGATAGCCCGAGGTTATTTGCTCTGGCTAAACCTCGCGTTTGTTCTTGCCGCTGCGCAGGAGTCAGGTTAACTCCGTAGCGTGATGCGTTACGGTCAGCAACACCCGACATCAACCCCTGAGCGTTTGTTGCATTCACACGCGCATCATCAATCAGAGACGTGTCGTTCTGCGCACGATCTAATAGACCTTCTTCGAACTCGCGATAGTTTTTTACATAATCGAGATAATCATTTCGAGTAATGCTCGCGTAGGCTTGATCAGGGTCTGCTACATTCGGTAACCCCGTAGTAGCATTTTGGTTCCCGCCCAGCGTGGCATAATCGGGTATGTCTAACGCTATAGTCATCGTTATATCCTATTAATAAGGGTCAGTGCTGAACATACCGCCGTAGTTGAGCCGCGCCCCAAAGCCGGTAACTGAGTTACCATCCTCGTCGCGTGGCGCAAAGAACGAACCTTTCTCTGTCTTCATCACAGAGCCATCCTTGTTTTTCATTGGCGTCGTAGTATCATTACCTTTCGCGTCTTTCTCGAACATCGTCTTTCCGCCAGTCTTCATATTCTTCCCCCCCTGTAATATCAGAGAAGTGCCTATTTGCCCAAGTGCTGCAGTTTTAGCGGAGCGTTTTGTCTGGGAGGCACTAGCTTTAGTAAGTACTCTAGAAGCACCCATGCTTCCCGCAGCAGTCATACCAGTCTGCGCGTCGGCTGCTTGCCCCCGAGCAGTACCTAGAACGCCAAGCTGCGCATTGTTTTTAATGGTTAGCCCAGCTTTGTCTGCTTGCGCTAGCTGCGCCTGATACGCTTGTGCCTCTTCTCCGCCTGATGCAGCTGTCGCTGCGCGGTCATAGCTGGCTCCGCTCGCTAATGTTTGCATGGTGTCGGCGTTAGCACGGCCTCGCAATACATCTGCGGAATCGTCTTTTAACGACGAATCGCGCATATTTTGTAACAACGGGTCATACTTCTCTTTGAAGTATTTGTTTTCCGCCATCGCTACAGCCGCAGACGCTTGCTCCGCTGGAGAAGCTACGTAATCTGATTTTTTTGGTCCACTGCCCATTAGATTTCTCTCGTATAAATAATTGTGTCGATCTGCCATCCTTGCGTAACTAGGTGATCTTTTAATTCAGGTATAGCGGATCGTGTTTCTATATTCTTGTATCCGCCATCTCTAGCTTGCTGAATAAAAAAATCTTGGTGTCTTGTTACGAGATCCATGCCGCGCTTGTATGCCCAGGCTAGCCAGATCAACAGCGTCCTATCACCCGTAAACGTATCCGTCTCACCTGTAGTAACTACAAAACCGTCTTCCGTTGACCAGAGTGTTGCAGCGCCAGAGTGGCAAGCCAGATACACGTCACTAACCGAATAGGTAAATTGCGGGTTATCATCTAAAATCTCCTGAACGGCAGGTGCTACCCATTCGATACTCTTATTAATATCCGCAATTATTGGATCAGCCGCCTGAGCCATATCTTTTGCGCCGTGAATTTCGACCGCTTCCAAGTCCACCATAGATAACTCTCCTAACGACGCCTTCATCAGCGTGTCGCGCTTTTCGTTCCGCTGAATTAACGCCTTCAGAAAATAGCGATCCGTAAATCTGTGCGCCTGTTATATCAGTCCAAGCTTGCCCAGGAGTGCGAAGAAGTCGGAACAATGTGCCATTGATAATAGTGTCGCGGTACTCCTCCATAATTTCACTGTCACACGCTGTAGACGTAGTTGTAGGTTTTAGCTGCGCTCTTATAGCCGTACTAGAAACTTCCGTAGATGACGGTACTGGCACTAACCAAACAAGTGACTTTCCTTGTTTTATGTAGTACTCAGGAGTCCCTGCATTAGACTGCTCGCGCCACTTAGGTTTACGCTGCTCGATAAGCCCACTTGAAATCGGTTCGAGATCTTTACCATTAAAAACCGCTGACATTATTTTATGCACGGACGTGCCTGCCGGTGGTTCTAGATCGTATTCGTAGATATTGCCTACTGTTGTAATCGGGTCAAGCTCAACCTGATATATACCAGTCTTTTCACAGAACTCAATAACAGCCGACCGAATATTTCTTTCAATCAAAGTATCTGGACAGCCCGCGACCATAGGCAAAATTTCGGGGAGGAGCGCTTCATAAGAAATCGCCATTTTTATACTCCAGCCTGAGCTCTACGTTCAATGTTTGGATTAGTTAGCGCGTCGATCTGTGCTTTGCCGGTAACGGAAGTTGTAAATAACTGGAAATGGCTAGATGCACGCTGCGCATTACCTGCATACTCAGCATCTTTCATATACGCCATGTACAACACGTAGTTCATAACTGCGTTTGCGAAAATATCCGGGATTGACAGATTACCCGCCAGAGCGACGGTTGCGGGATTAGATGAATACATAATCTCAATATATGAATTACCGCTAACACCAGGATAAACGTAAAAGTTTCTCGGATTGGACTCTTCATAAACGTAATGCTTTATGATGGAGGTGTGAGCCGCGTCGCCAGTCACAGTAGGGTCATGCCAGTCTGGGCTCTGCCCGTCTAGAACCTCAATGCCAACTAGTCGCACTGCCCGTTTACCTGTGCCGTTACTAGCAGCAGACGACATGTTTCGGACGACTTTTAAAAGTCGGTTACCCGCAGTAGGTATAGATTGCTTGGTGCCAGTGACAAGGGTTATAGTCTCATTAACAGCAGAGGCGTCTGGTTTTAACAAAGCTATTTCACGCTGCGCATCGTTTACCCATAAAACGAGTTCGCCAACCACTGGCCATCTGACTCCAGTGGTGTCCTGCAATACAGCTTGAACCCTATCAATTACGCTCTGTACTGTCGTTGCCATTATGTGTACCTATGAATTAAGTATTGATTCCCAAGCGGCTTCACGCTCATCTGTGCCGATCGTTTCGCCCATCAGCTTGTTTACTGCTGAGGCTTTTGGATAGCCGTCAGCTTTGAAATTCTTTGGATCACCATCATCCATCATCTTCTCGAGTACAGTAGTCAGCAGCGCGTTTGAATTTGGCACTGCTTCCGTAGCCGCTTCTGGGGCCACTTCTTCAAAAACCGCCTCTTCAGCACCTTTCTCTTCGATGTACTTACCGTTATATTCTTTCGCACCAGCTTGTAGTGCTAAATGCCCGATCTCATCTGAAACCGTTATTGGATCTCCTGCTTGAAACACGATAGCCGCGCCAGCAAGTGTGGTAATGCGTAGCTCTTTGTCACTTACAATCTTCATGATATTTAATTCCTGATCTATATATTAAAAAGCCCCTCCCCCTGTAAAGGAGGAGAGGCGATCGACTTACTTACTGTGCAGTATCTAAACAGATAACGCCGAAGTCCTGTACGTCACCAGTGATATCACTGTTGTACTTAGGCTTGCGCATTCCGAAGATCTTGCCTACTGAAATACCAGACTGGTTACCGTAGTCGAAAGTATCTTCAACCATCTCAGGCAGACCAATGTCAGCTAGGGCTAGAGCCTGTGCTCCGCAGAACAAAGCGCGCGCTCCGTTTACGTCTGCATTAGCACCCCACTTGTATCCAGCTGCTCCAGCGTTGCCGCTAGAACCGGAAGTAGCGCCAGACGTGTTAAACACATGACGGAACTCGTGGATCATTACGCCGTCAACCATCAGGCTAGAAGAACCGCTGAACAAGCTGTTCGAAGTACCGCGTACACCGGCGTTACGAACGTTAGCCAAGAAGCTCGCATCGAGTTTCAGGTCAGCCATCTGCTGTGGAGTAACAAACATGTGGAAAGTTTCCTGGTTACCCGCACCGCGAATACCACGAATATACTGGTCTTTAGCGTAGGCTTTCAGGTTAACGATACACTCGTAGCTAATCTTATCAACTGCGGCTACTGCGTTAGTAGCACCAGTTGTAAGACCGCCAGTAGCATCCCAACGACGGTGACGAGCAGCTGTAGGAGCAGATACGTCAGACGCATAAGAGAGGTCAACAAGTTCTTGGCCGTTTACAGCGCCACCAACAACAGTACGTAATGCGCCGTTGTTCTTATTAGTGTAAGCAACACCTGACAGAGTTAAGAATGCCAACTGATCACAACGGTCAGCCATTGCATAAGCAAGTGCGTCGCGAGATTGCTCACGGAAGTTAACAACAGTCTTCTGGTCAGTCATTCGGCCAGCGATGCGGTTAGCGAAACGTAGCTGATCAAGCTCGATACTGATGTCATACGCGCGGAGGGCTTCTTCGTTGCCTTCCAGAGTGTAATCACCAGTGATACCGTCGCCAGTCATATCGGCAAGCAAAGTAATGTTAGCCTTGGTGCCTTTGTTGTTTTTGGTCATCTCAGTTACGCGTTGTACCATAGCGTTTGAGCCAGTACCTGCGAATTGGTTGATGAATGATTGGTTGCGAGCTACTTTCCAGAAGTCGCGACTCCAAGTTTGAAGTTGGTCGCCCGAGAGCGTACCGAAATTTGTTAAGGCCATTATAGGCTCCGTATAAGTAAGATAATTTACCAGCGACATTATTGTCACTAATATAAGTAGCCGACTTTAGGAGCGGCTAATCCGTTTTTCTACTATCGTGTAGAAGAACGTTTAGCGTTGATTAACGAGGGTCGTCCTCGGCAAGTTTTACGCCTGTACAGGCGAGGGGTACGTTTTTAGCGGCTACGGGCCGATCAGTTATCGTACTGATAGACGTATCAATCATATTAGTACAGCTAATAAAACAATGCAACCGCTATCGATACTTAGCTGTCTTTTTGGCTATCTTCTTAGGCTGCTGACTGACTTGCTTACCTTTAGCAGTATCCGCGCGCTTCTTAGCACTGGTCTTGGCATACTCTTTTTTACTTAATGAGTCACGAGCCGCTTTGGGTAAGTACCGTTCGCCTGTAGCCTTCTTGCCCTGAGTACTATTCTTACCTGACTTAGTGCCCCACTTCTCACCCGTCCACTTAGTAAGTGACTTCTGCGCTTTAGTCTTGGCACCAGAATAACTTCCGCCCGCCTTCTTATAGCGTTGGGTTGCTAGCTGAGCTTTACGCGCTGACCACTTCCCCGCAGCAGCGCCTTTAGTCCCCGCTTTTACAGCAGCTACAATGCGTTTCCACTTTGGTTCATCGCTTCTAGCCATCACCACTTAACCTTATCGGCCCAATAAGCTGCCGACATCTTTCCCTTGGCGATGTTCTTGCCATGACGCGCTTTGAAGCTTTTACGCTTGGCCCTCATCTTGTCGCCTTCTCCAGCCTTCGGTTTACCCGCTGTCGAAGCGCCTTGCTCACCGAACCGTATTGTTTTGACCTTATCGCCCTCTTTCGCCACAACAACATGGCTCTTTTTAGCATGGCTAGGGGTCCGCTTGGGTTTGTTAAAGCCCGAGACTCCTGCTCGGGCTAATCGTGGGTCTTTTGTAGTTGCCATTGTTACCTCTTTAGATAATATCGCCGCGCAAACGCTTCAAAGTTGCTTCTGGGAGTGCTGCAAACTCGTCTTCAGTCATCGAGGACAGGTCGAGCGTCTTCTCCCCGTGGGTTGAGGAGCTTTCGCCAGGTAATTCTGGGGGTTGCGCCTCAGCAGCCTTCAGTTTTTTGTTAATCTGGGCGCGTTTTTTAGATAACTCGTCCGTTTTTTGCGCCTTACCAGCCAAACTTGGCGCTAATTGGCCAGACTCACCAAGATCGTGGTCCTTTACGACGTAGTTCACGGCTTTTGACAGAGCATCAACCGCCTCATAACCCTTCATCATGAACATATCGCGCAGCTCAACGACTTCGTTTGTGTAATCTTCGTTGAATTCAGCGGCATCACGGCTGAATACTGGGTAAGCCTCTTCCATCGCGGTAGCTGCCTGTTGAAGCGCTGTCATTTGGCGATCTTGGTTGACCGTTTGGGACATTTCCTGACGCATCTCATACTCTAAAGTCGCGCGTTCGGCTTTTCTGATCTCCCGTCTAAGGGCAACTGCTTTTGCTGACTCTCCGTCGAGTACCATATTCTGATATTCGACTTCTTTCGCGTCAAAATCATACTCTTCGGGGGCGTCTTCGGCTTTTACGTTCGCCGCGTTAACCTCGTCAAGCTGTTTTTGGAGGGCTTTCTGTTTAGCTAACACTTCATCCAATCGAGCTTTAGGCACCATCGGTTTTTTAGTAGGCTTTTCAGCTACAGGTTGTTCTTCGAGCTCGGCTTCGGGCTCTTCTTCGCTGGCTTCGAGTTCATCATCCATAACCTCTTCGGATTCTTCGGTAGCGGCTTCCTCTTCTGTACCTTCTGCCACAGTTTCTTCGTCCTCATCGTCATCTGCCTTTATAGCTTCTTCGACTTCAGCGAAACTGAGGTCAAGTTGCGGCGACTCATCTTCTGGCCGATCAGCGCCTGGCATAACTTCGTACTGCAAGGTGTCTTCTACTGCTTGGTCGTCTTTTTGCTCACTCATTTAAGAACTCCTATCGTTCCATTTTGGGGGGGCCGCATATTTGGTATGTCGACCTATTGGGGTTTATTACTATTTTGAAAAGCGGTTGTCGCTAACTTAGTCGCGGCAGATGTTTGTGATTGATCAGCTTTCGCTTGGTTAGTTGCAGATGAAAGCTCACGTCTTAGCTCTAACTGGGCTTCATTCATCGCGACCTTGGCTTGCAGTTCCTGCATTCTCATCTGCGGATCTACGTCAGTTATGTCTTGCACCTTAGCGATATTCACTGCTGCTTCTGCTTGTAGTTTCTGAACTTCTGCTTCCAGTTTCGCAATCTCAAGCTGGACCTGCTGCATCTGAATTTGCTGCTGTTGCTGCATAGCTTCTGCTTGCTCTTGAGTCGGAGGCTCTTGGCCAGTCGCGACACGGATACGTTTCGCTAGCTCGCCCTTTTTAGACAGGTGGCTGTATTCAATAATCGCATCATCAGGTATTGAGACGCCGACCTGTCTTAGGCTAAGCGCTTCTGCAAACTGAACTTCATCGAAGCTATCCCGAGCGGGGGCGGTTGCAACTATCACGTCATACTCACCCAGACTGAGATCGTTGATAACCATACCTTCAGGAGTCTCTTGGTTTATAACCATCTCTTCTCGAGGCTGGAGGGGGTCTGCTTCGTTCGTTACTTGTATGACTCGCTGCTCGGTATAAAAGGTCTGAACAAGGTTCAGTATATTTTCAGCCAGGTACTGACGAGCCTTACGTAGGTTGTCGAGCGGCACTTGGATCATAATGGCACCACGATTCTGTTTAGCCTGAATCGCCACACCTGATACCTCTGCGCTATCAGTACCTAGCATCGAGTCGTTAACACCCGAGATAGTCTTAATATTCGCGGCTGCCTTCATAGCGATGCGGTCGAGCCCTGTCGGGATCTGATTAGGTTGAATCTTAGATGGGGGTGCTGTACCTCGCGCATATTCAAGTACGAGTCCGGTTTCTGCTCCGTGCTCTTCGAGATCGTCTGCTGTCATACCGACCAGTGACCCGCTCTCGACCATCCAACCGCTGTTGGCTGTGGTATTAACTATGTGCAACTCTTGAGAAGCAATCTTGTTCAACTGCTCCTGTGGAGATAGGAGGTTACGTACAATCCCAAAGGGCTTACCTCTTCGGAAGTAGCAGAAGAACGGGATAATCGTAAACTGGTTATAGGGTGACCAATCGTCATGGAGTACAACTTGGTCGCAGGTCACTGTCCAACGAATCTTACGTATGACCTTACTGATTAAAGTCAGGTTGTACTGCTTTGCAAACTTCTTGCACTTCGCCTCTTTCCACTCATCCGGGCACTGGCGCTGATCCCCTGTGTCGGGGTCAACGAAGAAAGATGCGCGGCTTAGTTTCTTATGCTGACGCTCAACGACGCGTAGCGACCTAACGGTGCGATACTCATCGTCTCCTGGTACAGAGTCTCCAAAGAAATCGTTTGCGTTTTCGTTATCTCCAAAACGGGACTCCTGGTACTCAACAGAGTCTGCGCCAAAGGACATGCCGTTTTCTGCAACGAAGAGTAATCTCTCCGCCTTCTTTTTTCCGTACAGTTCTTCGATCTCGTCAAGTGTCATCCACTTAGTTTCAAACACTTCGTTCCAGGTCTTTGGGTCGGCGTCTTTTGCGTCAGGGTCGATGAGTATGTCTAGCGGATCTTTTGCCGTGATTCGAACTTCGCCTTCAACGTGGTCGCTGAAGTCCATGCGTACATCGAAGTACCCACGCCCGTCCATGATCAGGCCGTCACTGAACACCTGTTGTTCTACCCAATCTAACTTGTTGTTATCTGCGATCTGCATGTATAGCTTGGTAAGGGTAGTCGCCACCTCGGCCTCACCACCTCGCCGTGGCTTGAACTGGATATCAGCCCGGCGCGTGGACTGCTCACCCAGTATTGTATTAATAGTAGGTAGAATTGTATTAATAGTAAGCGCGGGGCGACCCTCTGCTTCTAGTGCTGCTGCGTCATCTTCGTCCCACTGATCGCCTCGGTAGTACTCATCGCACTTCTGCGCCATCCATACATATTCTAAGTGCCCATTATCTCGGGCTCGCTCGTATCGCGCCCACTGAGATCGCGTAATCTCTTCTTCTTTTGCGGGGGATATTTTTGTATCTTTAGCCATTATTATGCGCTCATTGCAGATTTGTTAGTTCGTTCGCCTTTTAGTAATCCAGGTAGGCGATCTCTCCAAGACGGGACGTGCTCTATCTTTTCATGGAAGGTGCTGAACTCTGTCATCATCAGACCTAACCAAGAGAGTGCGTCTACTTGGTCGTCATGTACGCCGTTTGGGAACCGCAATAACTCGGCTACCAGTGGGCCAGTAAATTGTTCTTCTTTAGGCATGAACACCATGCCCTGCTGCATTCGTCCCTGGATTGCTCGAGCACGCGCTTCTTTATCCCTGCGGCCTGTCTTTAAGTCTTTGAAGTACGCTTCGTAGAGTCCGCGCTCACGCACACGCTTCTCGAGGAACGGTCCGAGGGCCATCTCAATGTGCCCTTTCTCAATACCAATAATTGAGGGCTTCCACGTTTCGTACATATCGAGTATCTGCTCAACGATTTCGAAACCGTCGTATCGACCTCTCACCACATCTACTATGTACAGGCAGTCTTGTTCGTCGACCCCGATCACCATGCCCACGGTGTAGTCGTTTCTATCGTTTTTACCGATCGCCAAATCCCACGCGGCATAGAACTTCATGCGATCAAGGTCTATGTCGTCACGGTCGTAGTACTGGATCATGTCTCGGGTGAAGTAGTCGCCGTCATCAGCAACGGGGTTCTGCTGGTACAGCGCAGACCAATCTCGTGGGCCTACCGCCTTTTCTATTCGGGCGAGGGCTTCTTCGTCATAGCGTTCTTTGTGTAGGGCTTCACCCTGTTTTCGAAAATCTTCGTCGACCTCTGCAATGGCCGGGTAATTAACAACCTCCCACTGCTCGCCGTTGTCTGCTGCTGCTTTAAGTAGTCTTCCTGCAAGATCATCATCGTGCCAGCGAGTAAGAATAACCAACACGCCACCACCAGGCGCAAGACGTGTGTACGCCGTACTTGTATACCAGTCCCATGTACTCTCACGTGCGTTCGATGATTCGGCGTCGTCACGGTTCTTTACCGGATCGTCGATGACAAGGATATGAGCACCCTTACCAGTAATACCACCGCCAACACCGGCAGCAACATAACCGCCGCCAGCAGTAGTAAGCCACGCTTCAGCAGACTGAGACTGAGCGTCGAGGCGGGTTTTAAAAGCAGATTTAAATCCCTCTTCACGTAAGAGACCACGGACTTTTCGGCTAAACGCCATCGCGAGAGAACCTGAATACGAGCAACTGATAAACTCATGCTCTGGATGTCTACCCAGATGCCAAGCTGGGAACGCAACTGACGCGAGCGTGCTCTTGCCGTGTCTGGGTGGCATAAATAGCATAAGTCTTGGAGACTTCTTTTCAGCGACATCTCGACTAAACTCCTCTAAGCGATTACATATATCTTTATGGACCCACCCTGCTTCATAGTCAGGGTTGAATCGTTCTACAAAAGGTAGAAGGCGTTTGCGGGTTAAGAACCGGAGTGCAAGCTCCGCGCGCGCCTTTTCTTCTAGTGTGGTAGCCGCAGCCTCTTCTTTCTCAGTGGCTGCGGGTTGCGGTTCTTGCTCCGCGATATCCGCTTTGCAATACACGCAGAGTCGGTCATCCCCCGAATAAAGAGTCTCGGGGTGCGACGCTTTGCAGCGTATACATTCGACCTTAATAACGTCTGCCATCTAGTAGGACTTGACCGCCTTCTTTTTAGGCTTAGCTTTAGCCTTGGGCTTAGATTTAGGTTTAGGCATAGGTTTTTTCTTTGCAGGCAGATTTCTAGCATTAACTTTTATAGCAGCTAATCTAGCTTTGTCGCTGCCGAGTTCTGAAACCTTAACGCCTAGCATCTTGGCTAATTGGGCATTTGTTTTTGTAGACATAATTACTTCCTCTGATTAACAGGCTTATAGACCTTGTCTCTTACTCTTCCGATCTTTGTGAGAAGGGGTGTCTTGTTCTTCTTTACTGAAATGCTGGGCTCTCTCTTTGCTGCAGGCTTCTTAGCGGCAGGCTTCTTAGCGGCAGGCTTCTTAGCGGCAGGCTTCTTAGCGGCAGGCTTCTTAGCGGCCTTTCGGCGTTTCTCGTCAGCTTTTTGTTTTGCAGCGCGATGGAATGATTCTTGAGTCTTTTGTTCGGCAGTCGCTACTAAGTTTGCTTTATTCTCGTCCACTTTCTTCTTACCTGGATTAGCTTTCGCCCTTCGATTATTGACCGCTTTTACAGCAGCGCCTTCACCTGATACGAGGGCCGTTCTGATCGCAGCACTTCCAGCCGCTTTCTTAGTTGCCACCTTCTTTAATGCCGCTTTGCCATATTTTTCTGCGGCTTTCTTCACGCCGTGTGTTGCTACATATCTAGCTACTGCTGCTCCGCCCTGATAGGCGGCTATTGCTAAAGGGGCTGGCATAATTACTTCCTCTTCCTTTTAACAGGCATCCCTGTAATTTTGGTTTTTGAGATCTTCTTGCCGCCAGGTTTGCCTGATACTGCGGCGTTTCTCACGATTGCTTTTGTCCGCTTATAAACAGTCTTAGCCATAATTAATCACTCTTAGGTTCGAGGTAGTCGAGGTCTTTACCCGCGATCTTCAACAGGTCTTCGTCACTCATGCGCTCGAGCTGCTTAGTGCCGTTAATGTTGATATTCACTTGGGTAGCGTTTTCTGGTGCAGCCAAACCGTGCAGCTTGACCAGGGAATCGGTGGTGTTCTTCATCTCAGTGGCGTTCGCTGAGGTGTTATAGGCTTCCATGTACATCATGTGCGCGTGCTGATTGGTGAACTTCACCTCTTCACGCATCTCCTGGCGGAAATATTCGATCGCTTGCTGGACATCTGGGACTTTTGCAGCCGCATAGGTGGCCTGGGGCGACGAGTATCCTGCACCGCGACCCGCAGCCGCTGTGGTCATACCCGAACTAATGAGCGAGACCAGCTTTTCTTGCTGCATGGTTAGTGATCCACGGCTAATGCCCATGTACGGCATATGCGATTGGAATTCGGTATGTTCACTAACTAAGTCAGTGGACTGTGATTCCAGCTGGGGGGCTATTTCCATAGTGCTCTTGGTGGTTATCGAAATACACGAATGCAGGGGCGCCATCGAACTTGTCTGACGACACTTCTGCTATCCAGTCTTCTGCATACTCTTCTGTATGCCCCTTTGCCATAATTATGGCTACGGCTATATCGTAGTTATAAGCGAGCACCTCACGATCGTTCCGCAAGGTTGTCCCTACAATCGCCTCATCTAGGCCACTTAACGCTAGAACTTCAATCTCGTCCATAGTATATATATTAGCCTTACTAATAATTAATCACAAGAAGAATCGTGAATTGTCTTGATCCACCAGTAAAAAAGGTCTTCAGACAGCGTGTGTTTCATTAAGTTAATACGATATGCCACTAATTGGATGTTGTCGGGGGTGTAATCCTTCGCGTTCGATATCCGATCGATAGAGGCGTTGAAATCTTTGGTGCCTGACCCATCTTTATGGTGCGTGAGAAACACACCGGATATCGCGCACTTCCCTTCTTGTCGCTGCCAAAGCGTTACTAGGTCTGCATGTGTGATTGTAAAAGCAAGAGTCCTGGTCCGCTGTCCGTGGCTAACCTTAGACCTCGCGTTCACGAATAGATGTAGGAGGTACGCTTCGTATGTGGCGGATGTACTGATTTGCTTTTCTTGTATACGGCAGGGGGTGCAGGTTAAACGCCCGTGGTCAAAATGACTACTCTCGTCGGTCATACCACATTTTTTACACGTCTTAACTTTGGCCATGTAGGCCATACTATATTAGCTAAGCTATTAATAGTAGGAGTTTTTTTTAAAAAAAAATTTGAAAAGTACGTTTATACCTCTCACTCATTCCCTCTACTTAGAGTATTTACCAACCCCTTTCCCCGATTTCGAATCTGGAACCTTGATTCCTGTTTCCGGCTCAGGAACCTTGTCACGTTTATTGCTTACAGCAAAAACGGTCGGAGTCGCAAGTGTTTTCAACCAATCAAAGGAACACACCATGAAAAGTTTAGTTACCAAGACAAGCAAGTTCAGCCGCTTCATCAACGACCCACGAACTAAGAAGGCAGTACAGTTTGGCATGGACAACTGGAGAGAGATCGCATCTGTTGCTGCTGTCGCTCTGATTATGGAAGACGTCGACACAGCGGCAGACCTAGCTCAATCGAGCTTCACCTTAGAAGTCATGACAGCAATCACCGAAGGAGTAATCTAATGAAGACAGTAACTTTCAAGAACGTATGTTCGCCGAGCAACGACAAGACAATCATCATCGGCACTAACAAGAAGAACGAACGCTGGTTCATGCACGTTCATTCTCGCAAAGCAGCCATGCAAGTATGCAAAGGCATCATGGCCAAGAAAGGCAAAGTCAGTCTCGCGGGCTGGGAATCGTACACCGCGTAACACGAACTACGAACCACGAACCATGAACCCGACCCGCGCTTCGCGAGTCGGGTTTTTTTGTGTACGACTCATAAACAACGAATGGAGATAACCCATGAAAAAGTTTACATATCAATATTGGTACGCTTACTTTCAACGTGCGGGATACACGGACCGCGATTCACGGTTCAAGGCCCACGATGCTGTGGCTCGGCGACTATGACCCGCGCTCGGCGGCTGAACAGGTGTGTGCGCACTTTGAAAAATGTGTGCGCACTTCATAACCCAATTCGCGCACACACAATTGTTAACGTTATCAATGACTTACGTAAATGTGTGCGCTGTGTGCGCTGTGTGCTGGCTTTTTCAAGTTCGTTTACAGATCTAATTGACATACCCCTTTTATTTTTCAAATCGAACTTTGATCAAAATAAGTGCGCACACACAGCACACATCTCTAGAACCCGCATGGTTGCTGACTTTTTACTGTTTCAAAGTGCGCACACATTTGCGCACACACTGCGCACACATCCCCTGTTAAGCGCACACATTCCAAAATCACGCCCACTATGTCCACTAACCGTGAACCACGAATCACGATGACCGCTACGCGGTAATCGGTCGGTTTGTCTTATGAATAAGTACATTCTGTCTTGTTCTTTATTAGTTATACTAATATTCCTGTAGGAGGAATTACAATGCAAGCAATTAACCTTAATGCAGATCGTTGGGACATGTTAACCGTGAACCACGAACCATCTGCATTTGACTTTACTAACGCAGACCTAACCGATATCTGTGATTCATACACCAATGACGAAGAGCAAGACGCTCCGTGGAACTATAACGAACTAGCAGGAGTCCAGTGATGAACGATGAACGCGAATTCCCAAGCCACGTACAACGAGCCGCGCTTCGTAGAGTTGGCAGCGTTGAACGAGCAAACGACAAGTTTGATCAACTATGTGATTTTCTCCCAGAGGGCTTCCACGTTGGATACACCGGAAATGTTGACAGGCATGTGGATGACCGTGCTTGGACTATCTTCAGAGAGCATGGCGAAAAGCGCCCGTACACCGCTAAAGACACCATCGGCAATGCTTGCCACAAAGAGCGTTACAAGCTCAATAAATGGATCAACGCGATTCGTTTTGCACATGGTATGGAGGTATATACAAATGCAAATTCATAAAAGTGATGAACGCGAATTCCCGAGCCACGAACAACGAGCCGCGCTTCGTTTAGTCGGTGATGTATTCGATGCAATAGGAGCGGCTGTCTTAACAATCATATTACTCCCAGCTGCAGCAATTCTATTAACGATAGTAGTAGTCCTAGTACAGAGCTAGGCAGTGATACCAAGCCGATTTCGATAATCATTACATGATTATCGGTCGGTTTTTTTTATGTCTCGAGCATTCAGCTTGAGGATTTTTGTCCTGGAGGACGCTATGAACAATGTAACTTTTATAGATACCGTAATCACTAACATGTCTAGCAACAAGAACCGCACCGGTGCCATCGCCAACCTGGTCGACTCGAACGACGCACCACTATCCGCTAACCGTATTGCAAACGTCATGCTAGATCTCGCAGAAAAACGACAGACAGCGCGTATAGAGGCAGTGCGATCAGGTGTTCCAGCACCGGAGATGGCTGAGAAGCCAGAGCACATGCTCTCGTTCGTGCAACAGGTCATGAACAACAGCTGTTGGGCAGCCCGCAGGGTAGCCAACTCTGGCAAAAAGCGAGATATGGCAAATGGTTTGGATTTCTCGCAGTCAATTGCAGAGCAGGCAGGCAACATCACATCAGCAGCGCTGGCAGATGTCGAAGTAACCCTCATGGATGATTTCCAGATCCTCAATGAGCTCCACTCGTGGATGTGCAGTGAGATGAACTACATGACAGACCTCGATCCACTGTTCCTCTTTGCAGAGAAAGAGTGCGTCGACGAAGAGCAGCAAGTTTACGAGCATACTCACATGATCATGGACTTCAACGACATGTTGGCAGTGTTGGAAGAAAAGTCTAAAGAGCTTGGCGAGCTTGCGAACACCAAGAAGCGTGACCATGCAGCAACGCACGTGTTCGGAGCTAAGCAGAAACCCAAAGCAGCTAAGAAAGCAGCGTAAATCAAGTAGTAAAACCAACCCACTCGGCCAAAACGGTCGGGTGGGTTTTTTTATGTCCGCCACTAACAATACCAAATGGTTGACATTCATATAATACCTATCCTAATATTAGGGCAGGTATTAATCACGAGGAGCGTGAATCATGGACAACGAATCAAAAACCCCGCTCAACAAAGCCCAACAAACCTCCCTCAAACGTGTCTGGTTAAGAAACGACCAACGCATGAGCTACTTAGCGTTCCGCAGAACAGTACTAGTAGGCCATGACTACGCAATGGTGCGTTGGAGCAATATGTGGCTAGGCATCGAACTCGATGGCCACACGCATTCTTAGGTGAATTTATGAAACCAATCGTAAGCAAACACCCGACTAGAAATAAAGAAGCATTAATCGACCTAAAGGTTGCGTTTCAACATTTTCAAAAGTGGGACACATACGGCATAGCCTTTAAATTAATGGACCAAAGAAAAGTCCGCTTAATCGATATACAAGACGCAGCCTGGCAAGTAGGTATTAAGCCAGGAGTTATATCAATGCGGCGAATAGACTGGCGGAAAGGAAGAACCGGAGTGAATTTATGAAACTAATCGTAAGCAAACACGAACTTTATATGCAACAAGCGCCCAACTTTAACTTTGAAAAGAACGCTGACGAGTTGCTGCAACAAGCACTACTCAGCGGTTTCGTTGACGAAGTAGGCACTGACGAATACCAAATCAACGCAAATTATCACAACAACCAACCAACTACCCAGGAGTAAAAACAATGGACTCATTAATCCAAAGCTTCGAAGCGTGGATCACGAAGAAAATCGACGAACGACTGACCGTGCAAGTGAACACGCACACGACGGAAGCAGCTAAAAATGAAATGTCTTTAAAAATATCCGATCTACAGGAATCGGTAGACCGGCTAGATAAAAACAAATTCTGGGAAGGAGCAGTAGCAAGGTCGCTAAAAGATATAAACGACAGAGTTAGCGAGAACGAAGACACGATAAACATAAGAGTTAGCGAGCTCGAAGACACGGTAAACGACTTAGATGCAATAAACATAGACAGCGTCATCGAACAAGTCTCTGAAAATTTAGTAATAACCACCCGCTAGGCAACCAATATGAACACACAACTAAAAGACATGAGTGTCGGGCTATATGCAACGCCCGACGATATGAAAGCCTTGCAAGATTATCTTGCGCTTTTCAACGGAGGAGAAGGAACAGTAGCGCAAGTAGCTGCATGGATGGCTTGGAACTTAGCCTGCAAATACGCTCAAGATGAGCACGATGCACGAACCATGATTAGAGAACACGAATCCACGTAGGGCAAATAATGAGCGAAGATTTTATAACAAGTACTAGCGCAATACTGCGCAACGCCCTACTAATAAAAGAACGATTACCTCAGATTATTTTACAAGCCTATGTAACTAAAGGTAGGCAACGCGTCGCGGACCAAGCAGGCATCACACTCGATGCCTACATCGATTTCTTAGTTGGAAAAACACCTCCGACTATAGAAATCACAACACGCATAGAAGATGCGCTATACACACTTAACCGCCCTGGAGGGCAGCAGTATGAGCAAGAACACAACAAAACAACTAGCAGTCGGAAAAAACTTCCAAGAAGCTCTTAAACAATCCGTATGGCTACAATTAGATATCGCTAAAGAACTCAACATAGCCGCTACAAATTTAAGCACATGGAAAAAAACTGGCGTGCCAAAAAGACACGTCGTTACTGTAGCTAACCTACTGCATGTACCAGTCGCAAGGATTCGCCACACTCGTAAACAGCATAAACCCAAGGTCAACATGCAATGGATGTCGGAAAACGATCCTAAGCCATCAGGTGACCTGAGCGGTTTCGTTATGGCAGACAAGCCACAACCACTAACTACGCAGCCAACAGACACTTGCGCTCGCATCCAATTACTAACAATTATCGCGGACAACCGACTAACCGCCAACATGACAAACACAATCCTTTCGCTAACAACAACTCTGTTACATATGCATGAACAGTAGACCTAACCCAAAGAAAAAAACTGTCGCTGCACACGTAGCGGCTTTCCTTTCAAACGGTGGGGTTATCCATCACATAGAAACAGGTGTCAGCGGAAGTACTCAGAAAGTCTTTACTAAGTTATTCAATAACAAAAAAGTAGAAACCACTCAAGGAGCGTGAATCATGAACGACTATTCAATAGCAGTGTGGGACTTAAAGTTTTACAAAGTAAACGAAGACGGAGACGCCCTGACTGACAACAAGGGCCACGTACAACTATTTGAAGCCCCTGACTATGACTGTTCATACCTTGCAGAAGGCATAGACGATAATGACTTAGAGGAAGTCGAATCATGACAATAGCCACGTTTGACTACGACGAAAAAAGAGTCTGCGACACCTGTCACACCAACGACAAAATTCACTACAACTTATTTGTACTTCATGGCAGTGACAAATTTAGCGATGACCCAGACTGCGCAGCATGGTGCGAACGCTGCTTTCAAGACTGCAGCTTAATCGACACATACGAAATTGAAGAGCAAGAGGACGAATCATGAACGAAATGACCCCTGTAGAAATATGTGATTTCTACGATCGCAACGGAAACATGACGTTGTTAGATCTGTCATGCGAAACCGGATTAACAGTTCCCGAACTTAAAAAAATATTGATGGAGGACAAATCATGAACCGCATGCCATGCAGCATTACCGACGGACCACAATGGGACGACGACGAAATTTTTCCACCTCCCCCTAACCCTGACGACGAACACGACAAGCAGATAGAAATGTATGACAAGCAATTTGCCTTAAATATTGGCCTCGGCCCACTACTCAAGGAGCACTGATATGCCAGACTTAATCTATTCAAGAAACGGTAACAACGACTTCTTAACATCCGATCAAGTACGCGCTAGAGCACCAGCTGTCTTCGCACATGACCATGCGGAAGACCTGTCTAACAAGTATGGCAACTTCAACTCATCACAAGCTATCGAAGTCATGAATGACTATGGCTACGGCGTGACACAAGCAGCACAGGTCACAGGACGCACAACAACTGCCAACCTACATGGGCAACATCTAATGGCTTTCGCTAAGCGCCATGATGTAAGCGCATTCACAGACGAACAACCAGAGATAATCTTCTACAACTCTCATGATGGCAAGTCATCGATGAAGTTGTTCGCGGGCGTATACCGATTTATCTGTAGCAACGGCATCATTGCAGGCGACGGCTTCGATCAAAAGATGGTCCACTATAAAAGTAACTTAGATAGCTTCGAAGACCTACTCAAATACACAGCTAACAGCCTCGAAGACATCGCTCAGCTAACTCACAACATGAAAAACATCACGCCTGAATACGCCCAAGTACAAAGCTTTGCAAACAAAGCGCTCAGCTTGCGCTACGATTCAGACACAATCGCCAAAGATGCACGTACTCGCAACGCCTATACCAACCGCACGATCTCGCAAGTGTTGAGCCCTTCACGGCCTCAAGATGTAGCAGACGACGCGTGGACAATGTTCAACCGCGTCCAAGAGTCAATCGTCCGTGGTGGTTTTGCCGTCATCGGCGATCGAAAACGACACGGGCGTAGGTTCGATGGCTACAAAGAAGCCAAAGCACTGAGCTCAATCAAAGAAAGCGTAGCTGTCAACCGTCAGCTATGGGACATAGCGCAGGAGACAATAGCGGCATGAGATCATATATTGTGTGTTGGACCATGAACGACCAGGACTTCTGGGAAGTGTTTGAAACACACTTAGAAGCACTTGACTGCTACAACTTAGTAGTTGAAGACAGCTATGTAGCTGCGTTAACAGCTGTGATAAGCTCCTCCGACTATGAAACTCACCCTGCTTTCAGCCTAAAAGAGGCAATGTAATGAA